TAAATTTAAGTAAGGTTTAAAAGGACTTAACAAATGCCAGCTAAAAGCTTTTACAAAATTAGATCGAGCGTACAAAACAGCGCCGCTGAAATTTTAATCTACGGCCCTATCGGCAGTAGCTGGTATGACGAAAGCGTCAGCGCAAAACAGTTTATTCAAGACATTAATGCGCTTGATGTTGAAAACATCACTATCCGTATCAATTCAATCGGCGGCAGCGTAGTGGATGGCATTGCGATACATAACGCAATCAAGCGCCACAAGGCACAAGTAACTACGGTGAATGATGGTATTGCGGCAAGCATTGCCAGCCTGATCCTGATGGCCGGTGACACGGTAGAAATGGCTGAAAACGCACAGATCATGATTCATGCCCCTTGGACATATGCAGACGGTAATGCGGCTCAGTTGCGCGACGTTGCAGATATGCTCGATAGCTGGGCTGAGGCTATGTCGAGCAGCTACGCACAAAAATCAGGTAAATCAAAAGAAGACGTTCTGGCGCTGCTAACAGATGGTAAAGACCATTGGTTTGGTGCTGAGGATTCACTTGCTGAAGGGTTCATTGACAGCATTACCGGAGGTTTGGCAATTGCAGCCTCATTGGATCGTGCTGCATTGTCAGCGGAAGTAAAACAATTTTTTGCAGTAAAACAACCTGTGGCAGCCGCCACAATTATTAAGGAGACTCAAATGCCTCAAGCAGAACCAGTGGCGGCAGCAACACCAAATGCCCCAGAAAAAACAGAAGCTCAGATCCGTGCTGAAGCTTTAGCACAGGATTTAGAGCGCCGCAATTCAATTGCACAAGCGTTTTCAAAATTCACAGCAACACCTGGTGTGCCAGAGTTGTTAGCAGCTTGCCAGAATGATGTGGCATGCTCAGTACAGGCCGCCAATGACAAGTTGCTGGGTAAACTGGGTGAAGGCAGCGCGCCTGCAGCTGGTGGCTATGCAGTAGTGATTGAAGATGCACGCGACAAAGCGCGCGCCGGTATTACTCAAGCCGTGATGGCCCGCGCTGGTTTAGTTAAAGCTGAGGGTAACAACCAATACCGCGGCTACACCTTGTATGAAATGGCTCGCGCGTCTTTAGAGCAGTCCGGCTTCAAAACCAACGGTTTAGGCAAAATGGAACTGGTTGCAGCAGCGTTTACGCACAGCACATCAGACTTTACTAATTTGCTGGCAAACATCGCTAACAAATCCATGATGAAGGGTTATGAAGAAGCCGAAGAAACATTCCAGCTTTGGACTAGCGTAGGCAATCTGCCAGACTTTAAATCAACAAAACGTGTTGATTTGAATGCTTTCCCTTCTTTAGACAAAGTGCTTGAAGGTGCTGAATATAAATACGCAACCGTTGGCGACCGTGGTGAAACTGTGCAATTGGCCACTTATGGCAAATTGTTCAGCATTACACGTCAGGCGATCATCAACGATGACCTGGATGCATTCACCAAAATTCCACAACGTATGGGCCGTGCAGCGATTCGCACTGTTGGTGACTTGGTTTATGCGGTGCTTACCGGCTCTCATAACATGTATGACGGCAAAACACTTTTCCATGCTGACCATGCAAACATTGTCACGGCAGCTGCTTTGAGCACAGCAGCCGTTGATGCAATGCGCGTAAAAATGGCATTGCAAAAAGATGGTAACGCAACACTGAATATTCGTCTGGCTAATTTGATTGTGCCAGTAGCGCTTGAAGGTGTGGCTAAAAACACGCGTGATTCTGAAAAAGAAATTGGTGGCAGTGCCGGAAGTTTGGCTCCTAACAGTGTTCGCGGCACGTTTGAGGTTATCAGTGATGCGCGCTTGGATGCTGTAAGTTCTACAGCGTACTACGGCTCAGCTAATGCATCAGTAACCGACACGGTGGAAGTTCAATACCTTGATGGTAACCAAGCGCCGATGCTTGAGCAACAAAACGGCTGGGGTGTTGATGGTGTTGATTTCAAGGTGCGTATGGATGCCGGTGTTAAAGCGCTTTCATGGAAGGCTCTTGCTAAAAACGCAGGTGCTTAATCAGCAGTTTAGCTAAATAAGCCTGCTTAGCAGTGGGCTTATTTTAAACAGAATATTTTAGGAGAACGTTATGACAACCAAAGCAATTCAACCTGGCAAGGTGATTGATTACACGGCTGGTGCAGATATTACCAGTGGCTCTGTTGTGAAGATTGGCCAGATTCTTGGTATTGCATTAACCGATATTGCCAATGGCGCAACCGGTGCGGTGCAGATTGATGGTGTGTTTGAAGTGCCAAAAGTAAGTGCTGCAGTATTCGCACAAGGCGAATCTTTAACCTGGGATGTTTCAGCAAGCAAGTTTGATGACAATGCAGCAGTGCCGGCGTCTGGTGACATTACAGGTGCTGCAGCGGTTGCATTTAAAGCTGGCGCAAATGGTGAAACAACCGCTTGGGTAAAATTTACAGGCGTGCCAGGCACATTGACAGCTTAATGTTTGTTGCACTGAAAAGCCGGGTGAATGCAGCGGTAATGGCTAAATTGGCCGATGCCGTTGCAACTATCAATTCCGTTGAAATCAAGGTGATTTTTGATAACGAGTATGAAGTTGCGGATTCTGGTTTTTCTGGATTTGCAGCTGTTAGCCCGGCAATTCATTGTAGTGCAGCTGACGTAAGCGGTGTTGTTGTAGGTACATCAGTTTCTGTTGATGGTGATGCGTATTCTGTTGCCGACATTCAGCCTGATGGTGATGGCGGTATTACCCTGGTGCTTAAACAGTAATGACTACCCGCGCAGAATCCATCACGGAAGCAATCAAGGTTTTATTGCAGGGTTCACCTTCTCTGGCAAACGGTAATGTGTGGCGCTCAAGATTGCGGCCAATACCGGCAGGTTCAAATCTGGCAATTGTAGTCAGGCAGGGTAGAGATCTCAGGATTAATGAATCTACCACGATAGGCAATTACTCAAGGCAGGCCGTGGTGATGGTTGAAGTATATGCCCGTGGTGATATTCCAGATCAATTGGCAGATCCAGTTGTTAAATCCGTTGTTGACCGGGTAATGGTTGATACAAGCCTTGGCGGATTGAGTGACGACATCTTGGTGGGGAATAAAGAGCTTGATTGGTCGGCAAGAGATACAGACCTGGTAGCAATCGATCTTGAATTTATTGTGAGTTACCAGCTGCCGGTGGATGAACTGTAAAGGATTTTAGGAATGACAAAAGACATAAAGCAAATATCAGTAGAAGAGCAGTTGCCACAGGCTGGCGGTTCTTATATTCGCAATGAGGATGGCATCTTGGTAAAAAATGAAGCTGACCCACAAAAAACAACGCCTGCAGAAATGCCTGCAGCGCAAACATCAAAGGACTAGATCATGGCTAACCGTCTGATTCGCAAAACCGCAATCTTGCTCAAAATTGAAACTGTATATGGTACTGATTCGGTACCAACCGGTGCAGCTAATGCCATGCTGGTTTCAAATTTAAGCATTAATCCGTTAAATGCCCAGAATGTTGATCGTGACTTGGTGAGAACTTACCTCGGTGCTAGTGAGCAATTAGTTGGTACCGGCTATGTTGAAATGAGTTTTGATGTAGAGATGCAAGGTTCCGGTACTTTGGGTACCGCTCCGGCATGGGGTGCTGCATTGCGTGCTTGCGGATTTGCAGAAGCTATTACCGCTGCAGCTCGTGTTGAATATACGCCGGTGACTGATTCTTTAGAAAGCGCGACCATTTACTGGTATGACGATGGTGTATTACATAAGGGCTTAGGCGGTCGCGGTAGTGTAGAAATTGCAGCCGGAGTTGGTGAGCGCCCGGTATTTAAATTCAAATATATCCTGCTCGATGGTGGCATTAGTGCGGCAGCTAACCCGGCTTTGACTTTAACTTCCTGGAAGCAGCCAAAGGTGGTAAACGATGCCAATACGGGCGACCTTACCTTCGGTGGCACTTATGCAACAGGAGCGATTACTGGCGGTACTGCGTGGCCTTCACGTGGTTTAAATTTGAATGTTGCTAATGCTGTGAATTTCACGCCACTGCTTGGTGGTGAAACCATTGATCTTACACAGCGTGAAATCACCGGTTCTGTACAGCTAGATCTGACTGCTGCGCAAGAAGTGACGTTTATGGCAGCAGTGAAAGCTAACACACTTGATACATTGAGCCTGTTGCACGGCACCGCTGCTGGCTACAAGGTATTAATCCATGCACCATCATTCCAGATGATGAATCCGAGCAAGCAGGAAGTAAACGGCAAGCGCTTGATCGGTTACGACATCCGCTGCGTACCTGTCAGCGGTAATGATGAACTTCGTATTGTGAGCATTTAACCCATGTTGAAAATTACTCCAAACCCTACATTTATTACCCCTGTTTTTTTGCATGTTGCAGGTGAGACTGAGCCCGCAGAAATAAATGTTACTTTTAAGTACCTTGATCGAGAGGAGCTTAAAGCATGGCAAAAAAAACACGGCGGCAGACCGATTAATAAAGCGCTAGAAGAAATTATTCAGGGCTGGGACGGCGTTGCATTTAACGATGGAAACGCAGCATCTTATTCAGCTGAAAACTTGAAAAAAGTGCTAGTGGCATACCACACGGCTGGCGATGACATTACGCAAGCCTATTTGCGTGAAATACTTGGCGCTCGAAGAAAAAACTAGAGGCCGCCGCCAGATGGTGGGCAAACGGCGGCCAAGATGAGCAGCAAGAAACGGTCGATGCTTTAAAAGCATTCGGCCTAGCACCTGAAATTGAAATTCAGGATCACTTTGAGTTGTGGGATATGAATCTGGAAGCGATGCAGGTATTCAGTGCCTGTAGTGATGACTGGAAGATGACACCGCAAGGCAAATACAAATCAATCGATAAATTAGCATTAGGGGTTGTGATGGAGATGATGGGGGTAACAAATCGAAAAGAAATGTTGACTGACATTATCGCTATGCAAAATGTAGCGCTAGAGGTCATTAATAATGGCTGATCAACCAAAAATAATCATTAGTGCTGTTGACAATACCAGGGCTGCGTTTAGTTCTGTTAAGTCAGGCCTTGGGCAGATTGAAAGCACCGGATCAACATTAAATGGCGTTATTGGCAGGCTTGCGCCATTGCTTGGTGCAGCTACATTCACGGCCTTTCTAAAAGGTGGTATTGATACGCTGGATATGCTGGGCGATTTAAGTGACCGAACCGGCGTGGCAGCATCAACATTATCTGGATTCCAACTTGTTGCAGCACAATCAGATACTTCACTCGAGGCGCTTGGAAAAGGCCTTAATAAGTTATCTATCTACATGGCAGAAAATGGCGAAGCTGCTGCCAAACTTGGTATTACTGCCAAAGACCCAGCTGAAGCATTTTTACAACTTTCTAATGTGCTGACTGGCATTGAGAATCCGCAACAGCGTGCTGCACTTGCTAACAAGATATTAGGCAAGAGCTACCAAGAATTATTGCCAGCACTTTTGCAGGGTGGTGACGCGCTGCGTGATCAGATTGAAAAAGGTAGAGAGTATTCCGGAGTTACCGAAGAAAGCGTTACACAGGCTCAAGCGTTTAATGATCAGTTTGATGAATTAAAGGTAGCTGCAGGCGGATTTGGCACAAAATTGGCAACAGATGTATTGCCGGCATTAAATGACATCATTAAGGCAATGAAAGACGCTTATACCGAAGGCGGTCTGATGAAGTCGTTTTTCATGGGTCTGGGTACTTTAGGTAAGAATGTTCTATTTGGTAGTGATGCTGAGGCTAAACGCAATCGTGCAATGCAGGCAATTCCAAATGAGATCAATGAGCTTGCTACAAAATTGAGAAATGACATCAATGGATCAAAGCCATTAAGTTTTGTTGATAGAAAACAAATTGAACTGGATATCCAGTACTTGGCAAAAGAGGCTAACAGTCTAAAAAAAGAACTTGGCATTGATCAGCCTGAATCTAGCAAGCCTAAAGTAACCGGTGCAAACAGTACAGCCGAAGATGTAATTAATCCATCTGGAAAACCAAAATCATCAAAAGACACCGCTGAGGTTGCCAAAGAAGCAGCTTCAGAATACGCCAAGTTATACGGTGAATTCACCAAAATAATTGATGGTACTAACCAGCTAACACAGGCAGAGCAAGCTTTGCGTGATATTCAGTCCGGTAAGTTTTCAGACTTGCTCCCATGGCAGCAGGAGCAACTTGCAGGATTGGCAAGAGAAGTGCAAGCCATGAACGACCTTCAAGTTTTTAATGAAGGTGAAGTGCGTGCAGTCGAGACTGAAATTGAATTGCAAAATGAAAAATACGATATTGAGCAAAAACTGCAGGAGCAGCAACAGCTGGCCGTTGATGCTTATGACAAGATTTTGCAAGGAATCCAGGATGAAACTGCTGAACTTGAGTTTCAGTTGTCCCTGCAAGGGCTTTCTGAAAAATCACAACAGGAAAAAATCGCAGCACGTAATGTCGAGATTCAATTGCAGGAAACGCTTAATCAGCTGGCTGAAGCCGGACTTGGGTTAAGTGAAGAAGAGATTATTGCGCTGCGTGAAAAATACACTGAGCTTTCCACACTTAATTCCAAGATCAAAGAAAACAAGAGTACGGGTGCGGATTTAGGTCTAACTTTTAAATCAGCATTTGAAGATGCCATCGTCAAGGGTGAGGATCTGGGCGATGTTATTGATAGTCTTGGTGAGGACATCATGCGCATTGCAACTAGACGGATGTTTACTGATCCTTTAATGGGAGCGGTAGATAGCTTTTTAGGAAGCATTGATTTTAGTGCGTTTATTCCAGGCATTACAGCAAATGCAGATGGTGGTGTTTACTCAAGCCCAAGTCTTTCTGCTTATTCTGGAAGTGTAGTCACTCAGCCTACGATGTTTGCATTTGCCAATGGTGCCGGCGTTATGGGTGAGGCTGGCGCTGAAGGAATATTCCCACTCAAGCGCGGTAAGGATGGAAAACTAGGGGTGTCTGTCAGCGGTTCCAACAACAATGCTACGAACGTGATAGTCAATCTTATTGAATCACCAGGTAATGGCGGTCAAGTAAATCAGAAATCTGATGGCAACAATTTAACTATTGATGTGATGGTTGAAAAGATTGAATCGACGATTGGCCGCAATATCAGCCAAGGTAGGGGGCTTGCGCCTGTGATGGAGCGCCAATATGGTCTCAACCGCGCGGCGGGGGCGTACTGATGGCTGATTTCCCAACTACATTGCCAGCACCGTTGCTATCAGGTTACTCAGGCGAGGCAGACAAAGCATTTATTCGCACCGATATGGACGCTGGTCCAGCGCGTCAGCGCCGGAGGTTCACAAGAACTCCCTATCACGTGGATGTTTCATGGCGCTTTAAGCCATCTGAGATGTTGATATTTCGCGAGTTTCATAAAACGGACATTCATCTTGGCACCGACTGGTTCAATATGGAACTGGATATCGGCGATGGATTTGCAACTTATATAGTGAGATTCACCAAGTCTTGCAGGGACGAGAGAATTAGTAACAACGCATGGCACGTAAGCTCTTCGATCGAGGTGCAAAATGCCTGATGTCACTTTAGAGCAGGCGCTTAAAGAAGCGTACGCCTCGGCTCCATCTGATGTGGTTATTCTGCATACGCTTGAATTTAGGCACCCAAACTTTGTGGATGAATTTAATCTGCCATCAGCAATAAGGGTTGTGCTTGATCATTCTGATCATTTGCTGACGCTTGAGTCAGATGCTCCTTTAAATGCAGGGCAAACAGTCACGTTTGTGAAATTCGCCTTTGATTTTACTTTGCCTGAAGTGCGTAGCAGTGCCACGCCTGAAATTATGATTAGCATGGATAACGTCAGCCGTGACATTGAAGATAATCTGGCTTTGGCCGTTGCTTCTCCATACAAGGTTGAGGTGACTTACCGGCCCTATTTAAGTACAGATACTTCTGCGCCGCAAATGGATCCGCCGCTCACTTTAACTTTAGTTCATGTTGAAGCTGATGATTTCAAGGTGACTGCACGGGCTAGTTATGGAGATGCTGCAAACAAGGCATTCCCGTCAGAGCTTTATACTTCAACTCGTTTTCCAGGGTTAATTAGATGATGCACTGGGCTTTTGATTATCTTGGGTTGCCGTGGATATCTGGCCACGCAGGGCCCGGCTCTTTTGATTGCTGGGGATTGGTGCGCCATGTGCAAAAAAATCATTTTAACCGTGAATTGCCGCCAGTTGTTGTTGATGCTGACAATGTTCGTGCGGTAGTTAATGAATTTACCGGCAATAGTGAACGTAAAAACTGGCTGGAAGTTGAGTCGCCCGTCGAAGGAGATTGCCTACTTTTAAGCCAGAGCAAAGAGCCAACTCATGTTGGTATCTGGCTGGACATTGACGGTGGTGGGTTGTTGCACGCAGTGCAGGGTGTTGGTGTGGTATTCAGCAGTAGATCAAACCTCAGGTTGCTGGGTTATAACGTATTAGGTGCTTATCGATGCTTGCAACCGTAGTCTATGCGAATAATCCATTCGATCCTTCACGAGACCGTAAGGTCATGCAGGTGCGCCGGCATAGCCGTTTAAAAAATATTGCGCCTAAAACACAGCAGCCTTTCATCTGTCTAGTGAATGGCGTTCCTGTCTTGCGTGCCAATGATGGCTGGAGCCGTAAATTAAATGATGGTGACATGGTTGCTTTCATTAAATTGCCACAGGGCGGCGGTGGCGGATCAAATCCACTCCGTGTGATATTGATGGTTGGCATGGCCGTATTTGCACCGCAGCTTGGGGCTGCATTTTCTACGATGGCTGGTTTTGCTGAAGGTAGTTTTGCTGCACTTGCAGTGAATGCGGCTATTGGCTTTGTTGGTAATGCACTGATCAATGCCCTCATCCCGCCGCCAAGTGTTTCAAGTTCAAGAAGTGGCCAAAACTCTGCTGCTGCTTCGCCGACTTATACGTTGAGTG